ACGCTGTTTCCGAACCTGGTGCTGTCGGCGCCGGCGGTCGGGCCTGCGATATTCCGTGCGCCGCTGTTCACCGGGCACCCGCTACCGGCCAAGTCGCCGGACTTCATACCGCCGAACTTGGTGCTGACGGCGACAGTCGCACCGCCGGTCGGCGCACGCGAACTCGGCAAGAACGCGCCACAGGTTTTCCACGCACCCGAATTCCTGCCGCCCAACCTGGTGCTGGCCGCCTTCGCCGCGGCGCCGATTGTTATTGCGCCCGATCTTTCGGCGCATGCTCCACCGGCATCACATCCGCCGGAGACGCTGTTTCCGAACCTGGTGCTGTCGGCGCCGGCGGTCGGGCCTGCGATATTCCGTGCGCCGCTGTTCACCGGGCACCCGCTACCGGCCAAGTCGCCGGACTTCATACCGCCGAACTTGGTGCTCGAACTTTCGGCGGGTGCGACTGCACCGTTCAGTTCCTACGATTTCTCGGCGCATCCGCAGGCCAGTGCTACATCGCACGCGCCCGAGTGGATTGCGCCTAATCTGCTGCTCACGACGCTGGCGCCGGTGCTCTACCCGGCCGGCGGCGTATTTCTCGACGATCATCCGCCGATCGCATCGCATCCGCCGGAATTCCTGCCGCCGAACCTGGTGCTCATCCAGGGCGCGGTTGCGGCACCGATCTTTGCCGTTGACCTGTCGGCTCATCCGGCCGCGCAGCCGCACGGCAAGGAGTTTTTGCCGCCTAACCTGGTGCTGAATGCACCGCAACCGGCGCCGATCGTCAGTCTCGACTTCTCCGCGCATCCGCCGCCGCCGGCGCGAGCGCCGGACATCATCTTTCGCAACCTGGTGCTGTCGGTCCTTCCGGGGCCGGCCGCATTCCCGGTCCGTAATTTCGACTTGATGTTTGCGGTTCCGGCGCGGCCAAGGCAGCAAGGGCCAGAGTTCATCGCGCCCAACCTGTGCGTCCCGCCGGGACCGATACCGCCGCCGCCGCCCGTTACCGATCTCCACTTCCGTCGCTTCCACGCCGACGTCGGCGGCATGATGGTGCATTGATCTGCATGAAGTTTGGTCCTGTTCCTCCGAAAAAGCTGCCGCAACAGGACCCCTCGCGGGTCCTTTTGCTTGCCGAGAAGTGGCAGCGCGCCGCGTATGCGCAGCAACGATGGGCCGAACAAGCCAAGATCGCGGTCGATTTTTTCGAAGGCCGGCAATGGACCGAGGCGCAGCTCAACGAGATGCGCCGAAAGCGCCGGCCGGCGTTCAAGTTCAACATGATCGCGCCGCTGGTGCGGCTGGTTTTGGGCTATCAGCGGTCGAACAAGACCGACATTACATTCTTGCCCGGCCAGGACGCGCGCGCGTCCGAGGAGCTTGCCGAGGCTTTGACCCGCATCGAGAAGGTCATCGCCGAAGGCTCCCACATGGATTATGTGGACACCGAAGTATTCCTCGATGGCCTGATCTGCGCGCGGGGCTATTACGACACCCGGCTTGATTTTGAGAGCAACGATCTCGGCGAGGTCAAGACGCGGGCGGCCGATCCGTTTTCGATCTATCCCGATCCCGACGCCTCGACCTATGACTTCAACGAGAGCGCAGCCCACATCTCGGAATCGTCGTTTGTCTCGCTCGACGAGATCGACGCCTGGTTCGGCAAAGATGCGATGGACCTGCTCAAGCCCTTCATCCTCGGGCAGACGCCGCTGGCGCCGGTCTCGTCCTACATGGTGGTCGATGAAGTCTCGCCGATCCGCACCTATGGCGAGCGCGCCGACACCGAAGACACCTGGTGGGACACCTTCTATTCGCTGGTCGGCGACTTCGTTGATCCGAGCCGGAAAACCATCCGGCTCATCAACATGCAATGGAAGCAGAAGAAGCTCGCCAACGTCCTGATCGACCTCGAAACCGGCGACAAGGCGGTGCTGCCGGAGGAGTGGAAGCAGGAGGAAATCCAGAAGGTGCTGCTCTACGCCGACCAGGTGAAAAACCCGGTCAAGATACAGCGCCGCACCATCGAATTTATCCAGTGGACGACGTTTGCCGGCGACCTCCTGCTCTACGACCAGGAATCGCAATACGACTCCTACACGCTGCAGCCGTACTTTCCGTATTTCCGGCGCGGCATCACCCGCGGCATGGTCGAAGACTTGATCGACCCGCAGATGGAGAAGAACAAGCACCGCTCGGCGCGGAGCGAGATCGCGGCCAAGACCGCGAACGGCGGCTGGAAATATTCCGACGACGCGTTCGACGCGCCGCAGGAAGCCAATCTCAAGAAATTCGGCTCATCGCCAGGCGTCAATATCAAATTCAAGTCCGGTGCCAAACATCCGCCCGAGCAAATCGTGCCCGGCGGGCCCGCCAACGCGCATAAAATTCTCGAAGACGACGCCGGCCAGGACTTAAAAGACATCGCCGGCATCAACGAAGCAGCCCTCGGCCAGGAAATGAACGTCCAATCGGGACGCGCCATTCAGGCCAAGCAGCGCCAGGCGGTGCTCTCGATCCAAGTCTATATGGACAACTTCAAGCGCTCGAAGATGCTGGTCGGCGACCAGCACTTGAAGATCATCCAGCGGTACTACACCGAACCTCGCCTCTACCGGATCATGGGCAAGGACGGCAAATTCGGCCAGGTCCTGCTCAATCAGGAGCAGCAAGACCCAACCTCGGGACTGGCGCGCATCGCCAATGACGTGACGATCGGCAAATACACGGTGGTGATCGACGACTCGCCGTTATCGGACACCTTCCTCAACGCGCAGTTCAACGAGATGTTGACGCTGCTCGGCAAGATGGGACCGGCGATCGCGCCGTACATCCCGATGTTCGCCGACCTGATCATTGATATGTCCTCGATGCCGCGCAAGGACGAGTGGATCGAGCGCATCAAGGCGGTGTGGGAAGCGCAGCAGCAGCAAGCGCAAGCAGGCCAGGCGCCGCCCGGCCATCCCGCGCCCGGCCAGCATCCGCAACATGGTCATCCGCACGCGCAGCCGCATCACGGCGCGCCGCATCATGCGGCCCCGCATCAGGGGCAAGAACAGCCAGGCCCGCTCGGCGGCGGCCCGGTTGCTGAAAACGTCGTGCCATTTTCGAGGTAAGCGATGCCGATGCTCGATGATGACCGGCTCATCACGCCGGCGCTGCTCAAACGCTTCATGCAGGAAGCAGCCCTCGACGGCGGCAACGGCCAGCACTACGCCTTCATCCGCCGCGACAACGGCAATCTCGTCGGCCATAACCCCTATTCGCCGGAGATCGCCGGCCATCAGATGATGTTTGCCGACGACGTGCTCAAGAAGCTCAATCGCGAGCTGCACCACGACGGCGCCTGGGTGATCGTCTTCACCAATCCGAAGCGGCCGGCGCCAGGCGATATTCTCTACGCGCAAGGCGCGCCGGCCGAATACGGCCGCTACGTCCTCATATGGCTCGACGAGGACGGCGACGCGCAGGTGCCGATCGAGTGGGTGGAGAACGAGAGCGAATTACTCGACTTTGCCGACGTGCTGACAGCCGGCCTCGAAGCCATCATCCAGCAATGCGAGGCGGCTTGGGCGATGTGGCATCTGCACATGCGGCAGGTGATCGAGCCGCGCGAGGGCGAAACCTTCAAGCGCGCACAAGGCCAACAGGCCCCTTCGAGGAGGCATTGACATGGATTGGAGCGCTATTGCCGCGCTGGTTGCGCTGGCCTCGCTAGTAAGTGCCGGTCTCGCCTCTTACGGCACGCACGCCTATAAGCGCGGCCGCATCGACACGACGACCGCCGGCACCAGCAAGTCCGCAGAGGTGCTGGCAAACTTGGCGATCACCAAGCTCGACGCCATCTTGGCGCAATTCCTCGCGCATCAACTCGAAGATGCCCGGCTGTTTGCCAAGCTCGAAGCCCAAGTCGGCGAGACCAGCCGCGCACAGGCCAACGCCGACACTCGTCTCGCCAAGGCGCTCGATGATTTCGGTGCCGCGCTCGATCGCATGACTGGTCGCATCGACCGCGTGCTCGCCGAGCGCCCGTTGACTTAAAATGCGCACCGGGCCGCCGCACACCTACGGCTGGCTTAAAGTCGGGACCGCCGACAAGCTCAACTTGTGGGAAACGCCGACTGGCTACTGCCTCTATCTCGATAAGGCCGCGTGGCTGCAACAGGACGAGACCGGCTTTATCACCTCGATCGAGCCGCCGGCGACGCCGCCGCGATGCTCGGCTGTGCCAAAAGCCGCCGGCCTACACTGAATTCCGCTCCGCAAGGAGCCGCCCTCACCTAGCGCGTTCTCGCCGGGTGCTTCCGCTTTGCGTGAGCGACATCACGCACAGAGCCGCCGTCTGACTTACGGGCGCTTCCGCAACGCCATTCCCGCGACAGAGGATGACATGACCATGAGTAGCGATGGAGTTACGCCCAATCCGGGCGATCAACAGCAACCCGATCCGGCAGCAGTTGCAGCCGCGGCGCAAGCCGCAGGTGCGCAACCCACAGCGGGAACGGAAGACGTTGATATTGACGAGCAAGCGGTCATCGAGGCCACGAGGGCAGCGGAAGCCGAGGAGGCTGCCGCCGCGGGCACCGATAAATCGCAAGCTCAACCCGGACAGGCACCAGGTGCGCAACCCGCAGCGGGACAAGGCCAGCAGGATCAGCAGCCCTCCGGGGATGTACTGCAGATCCCGAAGCCGCGTTTCGATGAGGTCGCCGCGCAACGCGACAAGGCGTTGCAAGGCGAAGCGTACTGGCGCGGCGTTGCCGAAGCGCGTGGAACGCAAACGCCGGGGCAACCCGGTCAAGCGCCCGCGGCGCAGCAACCGGCAGCGCAGCCTGCCCCCGATGCGCGGTTAGTGGAGATCAAGTCGCTGAAGCTTGCTCTCGCCAAGAAGTTTGACGACGGCGAGATCACTTACGCGGACTTGACCGCACAGACCGATGCACTGGCCGACAAAGAGCAGCAAATCCGCGAGGAAATGCTGGTCGCGAAGGTCAGACCGGCGGATGCGCCGGCGAAGGCAGGAAACGACGAACTCTATCTCAACACGCTGACGGCGGATCTCGAGGAGAAGCATCCTTGGGTGAAGGTGTTCGACAAAGCCGGCACCGACATCGACTGGAAGTTTCTCCGCGACACGGCGGTCCAAAATCTTCTGGATCGCGGCGTTGATGCGACCAAGGGCACGCTCGGCACCTACGAACTCCGCAAGGAGATGGCGGTGCTGGCGGACAAATACGGCCCCGCAATGGTCGGCGAGAAAGCCAAGGCAAAGAACGTCGCTATTCCCGGTCAAACGCAGGACGCCGGCGGAACGCAGCCGCAGCCAAACCAGCAGCAGCAGCAACCCGCCAAGCCGCCGTTGAGCCCGGTCGCACTCGTGCGGTCGCAAAAGCTCGACGTCGCCGCTAACCAGCCGCCGAACGTGGCCGCGATGAGCGGTCATAACGGCGACGCTGGCGGCTCGCTCACCGATAGTCAGATCGAAGGGTTGAGCGAGGATCAATTCGACGCCCTGCCGGAAGCGCAACGCAACACACTCCTCGGCATCGCCTAAACACGAGGTATTCCCGTGGCAGCTACCGATTTCGGCGCCTTGAGCGCCGCCCGCAAGATCGTTTGGGCCAATGAGCTTTGGAAAGCCGGACGCGATCAGTCGTTCTGGTTTGCCAACGGCTTCATCGGCAAGAACGAAAGCGACATGAACTCCGTCATCCAGCGTGTGACAAAGCTCACCGAGACCGAGCGCGGCTACGAGTGCGTGATGCAACTCGTGCTCGATATGCAGTCGGACGGCGTGGTCGGCGACAACGAATTGGAGGGCAACGAAGAAGCCCTGCAAAACGACAGCCAAACCATCCGCATCGACCAGTTGCGCAACGGCAACAAGTCGAAAGGTGAAATGTCCGAGCAGGCGACCGTGATCCGGTTCCGCCAGACGTCGAAGGACAAGCTCACCTTCTGGCTGGCCGACAAGCTCGACGAACTTATGTTCCTCACCGTCTCGGGCGTGTCGTATTCCAGCACCTACAACCTCGCCACCCGCGTCAACAGCCAGCTTCCGTCGCTGACGTTTGCCGGCGACGTGGTGGCGCCGTCCGCGCAACGTGTCCTTTATGCGGGCACGGCGACCTCGACGGCGACCTTGACCACCTCGAACACGATGAATTGGGCAACCATCGTCGAGAGCAACACGCTCGCGTCCGAAAAGCGGCTCCGTCCGATCCGCGACGGCGGCCGAAACTACTACTGCATGGTGCTGCATCCCCGCCAGCGCCGTGACCTGGTGCTCGACCCGACCTATCAGACCATCGTGCGGTCGGCCGAGAACCGCAGCTCGAAGAACTCCTTGTTCAAGGGTGCGATCGCCACCGTCGACGGCGTGGTGATCCACTTCCACAACAAGGTGATCAACACCTCGGGGCTCTCGTCCGGCTCGAAGTGGGGCTCGGGCGGCACCGTGGATGGCGCGCAGGCGCTCGTGCTCGGCGCGCAAGCCGGCGGTATCGCCACGGTCGGCAATATGTTCTGGCGGGAAGCGGTGCTCACCGATTACGGCAACCGGCCCGGTATCGGCGTCGGTCGCAAGATCGGCATGCTCAAGCCGCAGTTCCTGTCGATCTATGACGAGTCTGCGAGCGGACCCGGCATCGGCCCGGCGACGCGCCAGGACTTCGGCGTCATCTCCGTTTACACCGCAGCCGCGGCGTAACCGGATCAACCGGATTGAGCAGGCTCGCGCCAATAAGCGCGGGCCTGTTTGTCCTTAGCCATTTCACCTGATCTCACCAGGAAGGGACACCATGTCCAACAACAACTTTTTCGTTCGCATCCAGCTTAAGGATGTTTTCAAGCAGCAGAACATCAACGACAGTGGCGCCGTGGCGTTCGTCTGCACCGCCGGCACGTCGACCTTGGCGACACTCCTTGACCAGTACGGCAATGCGCTCGCCAACCCGATCCAGCTCACGTCGGGCCTGATCTCCTTCCAGTTTGCGGCCTCAACGTCGCAGGAAGAAGCCGGCCTCGACATCTTCGGCATGACCGCGGACGGCTACTGGTTCGAGTACCTCAATGCCGTGGGCGTCGCGTCCGGCAAGATCACCGGCCTGGCGTCAGGAGCGAATGAAATCCTGATCGACAAGTCGATCAAGCGGATGCGGATGAAAATCCCGTTCGCCATCGGCAATACCGGGCCTGCCGGCGCGTGTGCGGCCGCCACGGAGTTCAAGATCGGCCTAGCGTTGCCGGCTTCGGCGATGGTGCTCGATCGTCTGCACGGCATGGGCGTGCTCGTCACGACCGCGCAATCGGGCAAGACGATCGAATTCGGCGTACTCTCGACGGAGACCGGCGGTACGGCTTCTGGCTTTATCAACGGCTCGTCGCTTGCTCCGACCGCACCGTCGCAACTCGTCATCGGCACCAACGGCGCAAACTTCTCCTCGAACGCGCCGTACAACACCGACAGCGAGACCGGCGGCGTCGCCAACGGCCTCGATCTCTCGCTCACGCTGTCTTCGGGCACGACCACGGCCGTAGGCTTCATCCTCGCGCCGTATGAGCTGGCCTAAAGGCACACGAGCAACTGTCACGCGTGACGGCCGGGCGGCAATCTCCCGGCCGTTTCCTTTCCCCCCTCCATCGAAAAAGGCGAGGTCTCTCCCATGAGTGCTGCCGCTTTGTCCCAATCGACCGTCGATCGCACCGATAATGCTGCCAAAGCCGCAGCCAATCCCCCCGAACATGCGCAGGCGCAGACGCCGAAGCACGATGGCGCCACCAGCGCCAGCCTCCCGCAATTCCTCTACGTGCTCGACACCACCGCCACGCACAAAAGCGGCGCGCGCACCCATCAAATGCTGGTGGAGAAGCAGCCGCGCGATTTCACCTTCAAGGTTGGCGAGCCGCTCAAGCTCGCGCTTCCGATTGCGATCAAGTTTCTGCGCATCCCCGAGTTCCAGCGCACCGACGAGGACGGACTGATCCAGCCGTATCACCGCCAGCCTAAGCAACCGCACGAGCTTGGCGCCGGCGAGAGGTTTGCAATCTCCGATCATCAGACCGTCGCCGATTACGGCGAGCTGTCGAACGTCGCGCTACTGCAGCGCGCGCTAGAGCTGCCGGGCGGCGAACTGCTCAAGGATCAAAGCCGGCCAACGCTGATCGACTTCATTGTCAAGACGACGGTCGAGCGGCGCAAAGCCAATCTGGAAAACCAGCGCGCTGCCGCCAAGGCAAAGCAGCAGCCGGCCGCCGAGAGCGACAGCGACGAATTCCTGCCCGAGCCTGAAGCCGAATAACGGTCATCGTCAGTGAGTTCGGTTCAGTCGGCCAAGCAGCTTTGCGAGCAGGCGCTCCGCAACATTGGTTTCTACCCGGTCACGGATTCGGGCACGGACGGCAGCCAGTTGCGGCAGGCGATGATTTCGCTTGACCTGATCCTGGGCGAAGAAGCCGGCGTGGATAAGCTGTTTTTCCTCATTCCGGCAACGGTCTCGTTCACGCTGACAAACGGCACCCCGCAATACGATCTGCTCGACGCGCTCGGCGCCGACGCGCCGGTTGACGGCATGCAATTCCCGGTCAAGGCGTACCTGCTCACGCCCACCGGATCGAGCGTCGTCGGCATTTCCGGGACCATTCCCGGCACCATTGCGGTCGGGCAAAGCGCCGCCGATCTCACCGCCGGCGCGAACATGCCGCCCGGTGCGACCGTCGCTGCGATCGACCTCGTTACCAATCAAATCACTTTGAGCGGTCCGAGCACGATCGTCGCCGGCGACAGCCTGCAGTTCAACGGTGCGGTGAATTTGACCGCGACCGGCACCGTCAACGGAGCCAACCAGGTGGCCGGCGTGTCGAATGTCCACCGCGAGCCGATTGAGATTGTCACGCGTGACACCTTCATGGCGTCGCGCCGCCCCGAAGAAATCGGCCGGCCGCGCATGGTCTATGTCGACCGCCTGCCGGACAACCAGCTTTACCTGCATCCGGTTTCGTCGCCGACCGATCAAGCGCTGCATATCCTGCAGCTCGACGTGCAGACCTATGCGCCGAACGTGGCGCCGGCCGGCGTCACCGGCAATCTTCCGCAAGGTGCCGTGCTGACCAACTTCCGGCAGGCATGGCAGCGCTTCCTTGTGTTTCAGCTTTCGCACGATCTCGGCTCCGGTGCGATTTCCAAGCTCCCCGAAACCTCGCTCAACCGCTTCGGCAAGATCGCCGAATCGTCCCGCGCCCGCCTCGAAGCCTACGAGAACCGCGAACACGATACCGAGCCGCCGATCTGCGACGCTTACGATGCCGACATGCACGGCTATGACGGCGATCCGGGCTATGTGAGGGTGCGCTGATGGCTTTCCGCGGCTGCATCCCCGACTTCCAGATAGCCAATCCGCTCTACATCGGCGCCACCGTCTCGTTCTATACCGTCACCGGCGACGGCTTATCGACCGGCGAACTGGCGACGCTCTATTCCGATCCGACCAGCTCCACGCCGGCGCAAAACCCGCAGACGCTCGATAGTGAGGGCAAGTTCGCGGCCCCGGTTTACATTGAATTGCCGGTGATCGCCCAGGTCGAAGGGCCGAACGTTGAGAGCCACGTTACCGGCGTCATCAATGCCCGCGGCACCTGGCGCGGCAGTTGGGTCACGGACACCAACTATTTTTCGTCCGATTTCGTGCAGGACCCGGCAAGCGGCAACGTCTATGCCGCGGCGCTCGATTACACGTCGTCGTCGACGCTTGCCGCCGACGTTGCCGCCGGCAGTTTGATCCTCGTATTGTCGCTGTCGTCGATCATCGGCACCATCGCGGTCAAGCAGGCCTGCCTCGCCGCCACCACGGCGAATATCACGCTGTCGGGCACACAGACCGTCGACGGCGTGGCGCTTTCGGTCGGCGAGCGCGTCCTGGTCAAAAACCAAAGCACCGCCTCGCAGAACGGCATCTATGTCGTCCAGTCCGGCGCCTGGACGCTCGCCACCGATTTCGCACAATCGAACGAGGTTCTGAGCGGTTGCCGCGTCTTTGTCACCACCGGCACGGTCAACGCCCTAAGCGAATGGGAATTGACCACCCCCGACCCGATCACGGTCGGCACCACGTCGCTCACCTGGTCGAACAATCAAACGCTGGTCGGCACGTTGACCGTCTCGGGGACGATCAATGTCACCGGCACGTTTGGGAGCGACGGCACCGCACAGACCTTTCCGACATCAGGCTCGATCGCCGGCACGTCGGACGCGCAGACGCTCACCAATAAGACGATCTCGGGCGGCACGCTATCGGGCACGATTGCCGGCACGCCGACGCTTTCCGGCGCCAACTTCGTCACGCTGTCCAATATCGCGAACGCCGCGGCCTACACGCTCAACGGCAATCCGACCAGCGCCAGCGCCAACCATGCCGACTTCACGCTCGGCAGCCTGACGGCAAAGTCGTCACCGGCCGGCGCCGATGTGGTGCTGATCGCGGATTCGGCGGCGTCCGGCGCGCTCAAAACAACGACAGTCGCCGAAATCGTCGCCACCGGCGCCAGCGCCATGGTGCTGCTCAATACGCTCACCGCCAGCAATCAGGCCACACTGACAGACATAACGAGCCTGACGAGTACGTATAGCCGTTACGAAATTGTCTTTGAGAACGTAGTGCCCGCCACGACCGAAGCTATCTTGGAATTGCAGGTCTATTCTGGCGGGGCATACAAAACGACGGGATACCTTGGGCTGATCTTTGGGTACGCGGACGGCACAATAACCACAAATACGACGACCTTTATTCCGCTCAATTATCCAACCGCGAATAACGCCAACGCCGCCAATTCATCTCCTGGCTATAGCGGAACGATTAGCGTCATTACACCAAGCACTGCCGGCATAATAAATTGGTACGGCACCATGAGCTGGATCACCTTAGCTGGCACGGCTGGCGTAGGCGTCGTCAGCGGATTCTGGAACACGTCTGCCGTCGTGACCGGATTCCAAGTTCTGTTTGGCAGCGGCAACATCACCTCGGGCGTCATCAAGATTTACGGCATCGTCTAATCTGCAACTGAAAAGGTGAACCATGAAACTTCTGCTGGACCTCGCACCCGGCATCGTCGCCGCATTTGTGCTGCTCGGCGTCGGGTACTTCATCTATCTCACCGTCACCAAGGGATTGCCAGCGGCGATCGCCTGGGCGAAGACCTGGTGGACTAAGGCAAAGAAAGATTTTGCCGCGCTGGAAGCGCGTGTGCTGGCACTGGAGCAAAAAGTCGGTATCGCCAAGCCGGCTCCTGCTCCCGCGCCGGCGCCCGCAGCTTGGGCTCCTGCTCCCGCGCCGGCGCCCGCAGCTTGATTTTGCTGCGGCGATGGCTCGCCGTCGTCGCGGTTTTTCTGTTCACGGCGCCTGACGGTCGGCCGGTCTTTATCGAAAGCGCCCAGGTCGCCGCCATCCAGCGGCCGCCGCCCGGCAGCGGCGTCTGCCAGGACGCCCCGACCATCATCGACACGCTGGCAAAGTCCTATTGCGTGCGCGAAGCGCCGGAAGACGTCGCCCGAAAACTCCGATGGAAACCATGATGCGCATGAGCATGGGCGGACTGAGCCACCTTACAAAGCCGTGGGAGGAATATGTCGGCTTCCCCTACGACGACAAGGTGCCGCCGCGGATCATCAACGGCAAACGCGTCTATGTCGAATGGACCGGCGGCCCGGTGCGGGGGACGATCACCGGCGGCTACGGCCACACTGATGCTGCAGGTTCCCCGAAGATAGAGCCGGGGATGCGCTGGACGGAAGCCGAGGCCTCCGCTCTCCTCGATCGAGACATGGCGAAGTACGAAGCAATCGTGAACGCCAATCTGAGAGTTGCGGTGACGCAACACCAGTTCGACGCGCTGGCCGATACCGCCTTCAACTGTCCGTCCGCAATCCCGCATGTCTGCAGCTATGTGAACGCCGGCAACTGGCCGGCGGCCGAGCGGCTCTTGCTGCAATACGTCAATTCCAAGGGCGAGCGGATGCTCGGCCTGGTGCATCGCCGCAATGCGGAAATCACCTGGGCGAATACACCCGATGATGTCGAGAACGCGGCGCTGCCGAGCGCGGCCTATTCGACCTCGCCGGAAATCTACTCGCCCAAGGCCGAACGCGAACCGGCGCCGAAGACGCTGCCGCAATCGAAGGTCGCGACCGGCTCCGGCATCGTCGGCGCCGGTGGAATATGGACCGCGCTGCAATCGTTCAACGAGCACGCGGCGCCGATCGAGGAAGCCAAGGGCCATCTCGGCAACCTTGGCATCGGCGATCAGCTCATGGCGCTCGCGCACTCGCCGGCGATCGGCGTCGCCATCGGCATTGTGCTCGTCGGCATCGCGGCGTTCATCTTCGTCGACCGGCGCAGCAAGCTTAACAACGACCACGTTTAGTCGGCTTCCGCCGATTGCGTGCTTGGGCGGTCCAGTTTGCCCAAGCGCAGTTGCTCTTTGAGTAGCCCATTCCGCTCGCCCGCCGTCATAAAGATGCGCTTACGTCGATTCGCCATGGGCGGAGTATAGCAGGAGCACAACGACCATGTTTGAGGTCTTTACCGGCATCAGCCAGGCGTGGCGCGAGATCGAGCACATCAGCGAGATCACCGGCTTTTCGGTGACGCTCTTGGTCGGGCTTGCCGCGCTCGCCTATCTCGATCCCGGCATCCGCAAATGGGCAATCCGGGGCGGCATCTTCGTCATCCTCGCCTATGTCGGTGGCATGACGCTCTACGGCCTGGGCGCCAAGGACGTGCGCGGGCAATGGAACGCTGCCGACGCCAAGGCGGACAAGGAACGTGTCACGCGTGACAAGACGATCAACGACGCGCTGGAAACGAAATACGCACCGCAAATCACGGCGCTGACCAAGCAGTCGGCGGACTTGCAGAAACAGGTCGAGGCCTATGAGAAAAAGCTACTCGCGGACAAAAGCGCTGGCGCTTCTTGCCAGCTTGGCGCCGACGCTCTGCGCTTGCGCCAGTGAGCCGAAGGGAACGGCACCGCTCGCGGTGAAGGTTCCCGACGTGTGCGAGCGCGTGCTCAATCCGGTGGCGCTACCGGCCGCGAAGGCGACCGACGATGCGCGCGTGGCTTTCATCCAGGACGACGCGGCGCTGATTACCGCCAAGGGCGAAATCGACGCCGGGCGGAACTGCCTGCGGGATCTGCGGCAAAGCTACAGCAAGGCAAAGAAATGACCGGACTGATGCGCTTTGCGATCGCGGCCGCCATCTTCGGCGGCTTTTTTATTGCCGCGCCGGCGGCGGCACTCGATCACGGCTTCGATCCAAACAGCCCGATCACGCAATGGTTCGACACGCTGATGCGGCCGGATATGCCGGCTAACCGCTGTTGCGGCGTGAGCGACGCCTATCGCGTCGAGGTGATCGAACAGGGAGGCGAAGATGGCAGCGGTCCCAACTGGATCGTCAAGATCGCCGATGGCAGCGCAATCACTTTCCCTGACGGCAAAACGCGGACGGCAATACCCGATGGCACGATTATCCATGTTCCGGCAGCCAAAGTGACAAAAGCCAGTCAAAGCAATCCGACCAAATCGGCGTGGCTGTTCGTCTATATCAACGAATGGATCAAGGGCGCCGACGACATGCCGGTGCGAACCGACGACCCGAGCCAGCACTCGGTCAGCACGATCTATTGCCTCGTGCCGCTACCGCCGAGTTTTTGATCCATGGCAACCGAACCGAGCGTTAGGTTGGAGGAATTCGACGTGTGGCGGCCGGGTTACGGCTTTGCCACGGTGACGGTGCTGATCGGCGGCACCACGTCGCCGGCCTCGATCTTCCTCGATCAAGACTGCACGCAAGCAGCGACCAATCCACAAACCTTGCTGCAGCAGACGCAAGGCGACATTTCCTACGGCAAGTGGGCGCAGCCGCTTTATACGCAGACGCCTTACTTCCTGCAGATCAACGACGTCGACGAGACCGGCGTTGTCGGCGTGCCGCTCACGACGCTGGTCGGTCAAGACGCTTCGCTCGCAACCGTCATTCCGACCAATGCCTCGGTCGCGGGAAATCTCGACGACATTCTCGCGCGCACCATCAACGTGCTCAATTATGGGCCGTTTCTCACGATCAACGCGCAAGGCGCGTCGGCGACCACCAATACCAACTCGTTGGTGGCGGCGATCGCGCAAGCTGCAGCCAACGGCGGCGGCGAGGTCGAGCTGCCGGACGGCACGTTCGGGATCACAAGCTTCACCATTCCGCCCGGCGTGATTGTGGTCGGTCAAGGCGGCTGGTCGGGCGCCACGGTGCTGCAATCGACCAGCGCCAGCGCGGTGGTCACGGTGTCCGGCAACGAGGCCGGATTGAAGCATCTATGTCTCGACGGCTTGAGCCAGGTCACCAATTCGATCGGCCTTTACGCGCGGCTCGTCGATCAGGTCATCCTTGAGGATGTGCTGATCAAACGCTTCGACTTCGGCATCCAGTTGATCGGCGGCAACGGCAATCACTGGAAGGACGTGTGGCTGTCGGACTGCGAGATCGGCTATCAGGGCGAAGGCAACAGCCTGGTCAACTCGACCAACAACGGCGGCCCGCTGGAATTCTGCCGGTGGGACGGCGGCATTGTCGATACCTGCACCACGGTCGGCATCCAACTCGAATGCATCGACGATCTGTGCGATCACCACGCCTTCGCCGGCATCCAGTTCAACGACAATACCGGCATTGCTTTTGAGGTCATCGGCGCGCGCGACACGCTGCTGCAGAGCTGCGCCTGGAACGGCAACACCACTGACCTCCAAGTGCAAGACGGCGCGCCGATCAATACAGCGGGAACCAATACCGTCATCGGCTTCGAGTGCCAGGACGGGTCTTTCATCGGCACCGGCTCGGCCGGTTCGGCCATCAATCTGTCAGGCACGCTCTCGCATGTTGCCTTCCGGCGCTGCGAATTCACCCTGGAAACCATCACGCTCACCACGCCGGGCTCGAACGTCCTCGAAGAAGATTGCCGGCAGATTTCCGGCGTCACGTTTGCCGGCACCGCGACCAACTGGATTATCTCCAAGTCGTACAATTCCGGCAAAACCATCGGATTGACCACCGGCAATGCCGCGACCGTGGCTTGGGGCCTGGCGCTCAACGACGGCCAATACACTTTGCTCAAGGCCCGCGTCGTCGCGCGATCGCGCAGCAATACCGACTTTGCCTTTTTCGAGATTATCGTCGGCGCCTATTGCACCGGCGCGACGCTCGATTACGACGCGCAGACGGCAAACTTCACCGCCGGCGATGTCGTTTCCGGAGCCACTTCGGGCGCAACGGCGCGAATTCTCGCCGCCACGAACTCGGGAGCGACCGGCTCGCTGACGCTGCAGGATGTCAACGGCACCTTCCTCAACAACGAAGCATTGTCCGACACCGGCGCCGGCGCCGCGATCGTCAACGGCACGATCACCCATGGCACGGCCACGCTCGATACACCGACCTCGGTGCATACGACCAATGCCTCGTCGTTTGCCTGCGCCTTTGCCGTCAGTGCGCAGGAGGTGTTCCTGCACGTCACCGGCTTAAGCTCGACCAACGTCGAATGGTTCTGCAACGTCGACGTGATTTCGAGCCAGCAGATTGAATAATGGCAGGGAAACCGCACGGCGGCGCCGAGGACTGGATTCCTCTGCCTCTCGATAAAGGGCTGTTCGCCAATCTCGACCCGGATGTGGTCACTTCCTATGACACCGCGCTCGAAAACGCCTTCATCAACGAACTCGGCGGGATCTCGCGCTTTCCCGGCCTGGTGACGTTTGCCGACTTCTCAGGCGTCGACAATAGCCGGGTGCATGGCTTGCGCGACTTCGAGGGCGACCTGATCGCCACGACGCAGCGCGGCTCGGTATTTCGCATCGGGCAGAATGGCATCGTCACCAACTGCACGTCGGTTCCGGTGTCGGGTGGCCAACGCACCATCATGGCGCCGACCAACCAGGAGTTATTGCTGGCCGGAGGCGGCCCGATCGTGCGGCTGCGCCAAGCCACCACGGAATTGCTCTCCGAGGAAGCGCCGAACGCGGCCTATATCGGCTGGATCGACGGCTACACGATCGCCTGCGAGGTCAACACCTTCGATTGGTTCTACGCCAATCCCGGCGTCGTCGATCAGTGGCCGGCGCTCAACAGCGAGGCGGCCGACTCGACGCCCGACAACATCACGGCGTTTCTGATTGATCCGTACCGCGAATTGCTGTTCTGCGGCGCCAACAAGATCGAGCAATGGGAGCGGCTCACCACCGGCACCGATCCGTTCTTCCGCCGCTATGCCTGCGGCGAGGGCATCAAGCTGCCCTACGGCATCGTCTGGGCGGACAACTCGGTCTTCATCATCAACGCCAAGACCGAACTGGTGAAATTCAACCAGCAGATTTCACAGAATGTCGGCGGCGAGATCGGTTTGTTGCTGGAGGAGATCGACGATTGGACGGATAGCTGGATCGGCGGCTATCCGGATCGGCCGCTCAACGTCGTCGGCCAAAAATTCATTCTCATCCAGGCGCCGAACGCAACGAACGAATACGGCACCAAGGGCGTCACGCTCATTTTCGATTATCGTAACAAGAAGTTTTTCCAGATTTACGGATGGGACAGCAAGCAAAGCGTGCCGACGCGCTGGCCCGGATGGAGTCATTGGCCAGCCTGGGACAACGTTTACGTCGGTGGTGAGGGCAAGGTTTATCAGCTCACCACCAACAGCTACGCAAACGACGGAAATCTGCAGCGCTGGCTGGTGCGAACCTCGCATATCAGCCAGGGCAATATGTTCCAGATCACCAACTTCCGGCTGCGGCTCAAGCGCGGCATCGGCAGCGCGAACGCAGCGCCGCCGACGATCCGCGTGCGCTGCCGGCGCGACGCCGGCCCATTTTCCGCTTGGATCAATCGCGATCTCGGTGTGTCCGGCGACAACATACAATTCAAAAACTTTGGTCCGTTCGGGACGGCAACGAGCTTCATGTTCGAGATTTCGACCTCAGACCCGGTGCCGGTCAATCTGGTCAAGGCCGAAGTCAAAGGCTTCACGGTGGGGCATTAAATGAGCATCACCGAGACCAATAGCCCGCTCTACCCGCCGCCGCCACGACTGACCGGCGAGTATCAAGTCGATAACTTGGTGCTGTCGGATTACAATTCCTCGATCTATCAGGCGCTCACCACGCCGCCGCCGGGCAGCATTGATCCAAATAATCTGCCCGATCCATCCAATTCGACGATTTCGCAAGCGCAATTGACGGCGAACATCGCCATGCAGTTTGCGCTTTCGATCAACACCGCGCTCGGCACCGCCGGCGTGAGCGGCTTCCCGTTGACTCCGCCGACGACCGAAACCGGATCGGACAGCTAAGACCATGGCAGCTCAGGCGTTGAACACTGGCAGCGGCAATCCTACGCCAACGCCACCGCAGCGGTACGCCAGCAACGCGCCGGAATTTGTCGGCGGGCAGACCAATCCGAATACCGGCGAGATCATTCCGGCCTCGCAGTCGCTTGCCGATGTGGCGCCGGCGCCGCCGCCGCCGGCGACACCGACGACGCAGCTTGGCACGGTCACGCCGCCACCAAATATAGCGACGCTCGGTGGCAGCTATCTCGGCGAGACGGTCGGTGCGTCGGTCGGCGGTGCGGTCGGTGCAGGCGCATCGCTGTCGAGTGCCTTTTCCTCGACCGCGAACAACATCACCAACGTCCTCAAGGGGCCGTTCGGCACACAGCCCGCCGCCGCAGCCAGCTCGACCACATCGGGCCTGCCGGCCGCAACGGCGCCGGTTGATGCGTTCGGCGAAACCACCGGCACAACGGCGCAGACAGCAACATCGGCGGCAGCGCCGGCGGCAGCCGACGCAACCGGTGCTTTGTCCGGGGCCTCGATCGGCAGCGCAGTCGGCGCCGGCCTCGGCGCTGGTTTCTTCACCGCACTCGGCGGCGTGATCTCCGGCGAGAAACCATCGACCTATGTTCCGCAAGCCGCTGGCGCGACTATCGGCGCAGCCGCGGGCACATTTCTCGGCGCGCTGGTCGGCGGCCCGATCGGCGGCGCCATCGGTGGCGCGGTCGGCGGCTTCGCCGGTCAATATCTCGGCCCTGACATCTCTAAGGCCGCCAGCGCGATCGGCTCCTTCTTCTCGCATCTGTTCTAAGAAAGGACACGCCCAATGTTCCCCACCCAACCGCAACGGCCCGGCCCTCCGGCGACCGCACCAAATCCCGCGGCAGGACCGCGCCCCGCCCCAGCACCCGCGCCAGCGCCGCAAGGCGGCCCCCCGCCAGGTGGCGCTGCACCAGGCGGCGGCATACCGCCGGGTCTGCAGCAGCACATCAATCCGAACGATCCGGTGCAAGCAGCCATCCTCAAGCAGATGGGATCGCTGACCGCACAGGACGCGGCTACGCTCGCCCAAGGCATCTCGCCGCCGGCGATGCAGGTGCTCAAGAAAATGCTGCCGCAGATCAGTTTTGTTTTTGACGCACTCGCTGCCAAGCAAGGCGGCGGCGGTAACGCCGCTCCCGCCGGCAACGGCGCGGGTGCTTCGGACCCCGCGGCAGCAGGTGCCGCAGATGCCGCCGCTGCATCGGGCGGCTCGCCGCAGACCCCGCCGCGTGCGGCGCCTCCCGGCGGTTCGGGCTTGCCGCAGCCGCAGACGCGGCTCGGCGAGATGCAATAAGCGGGCGGACTTTCCTTTCGGTATATCCCTTAAAGGTACAGTCTCATGTGGTCATTCTTAGCGCCGGCGCTTGCCGTCGCCGGCGGCACTTTTCTTGCCGCCAGCACCAACGCCAACGCGGCCAACACCGCCGTCCAAGGCATCCAGAGCGCGACGCAGCAGCTCCAGACCACCGATAATAGTATCGCGCAAACTGGCGGGGTCGGGCCGGGCGCGACGTATCTGCGACAGGTGCTCGCTTCACCGACAAACTTGACGCCGGAACAGCAATATCAACTGCAGCAGAACCGCATTTCCCTCGCCAATCAAATCCACGGTTCGGATTATGCCGGCTCGGGACGAACCGCGGCGGCCTTGTTCAAGACTACCGACGACAACTTCGTGAATACCGCGCTGCAGGCCAATCAGGGCCGCGCCGATACCGCCGCCAAACAGCTCGACGCCACGTCGACGCAAGCGGCCGAATCGGCCGCACAGGCCGGCGCGACGGGCGCCACGTCGGAAGCCAACATCGAAGCCAATGCCGGGCTTGCCACCGGCAAACTCTACGGCCAGGCGCTCGGCGACGTGACGAGCCTCGTCACGCGGCAGAGCAAATTGCAGAGCACCAACTGATGCCCGACAATCTTCCCTTCATCGCGTCGAATCCGGCGATCGACGAGTTCAACCGCGCCAACAAGGTAGCCGACGAGACCGAGAACGCGCAGCTAGAGCGCGAAGGCAAGACGCTTTCCAACAAGACCGCGGAATTCAAGCTCTCGACCGATCAGGCTGAAGCGCCGACGCGGCTTCGGCAACTCAACGCGCAGACCGATCTCGCACAGACCAGTGCGGCGACGGCGGCGGCGAAGGCGCCCTATGCCGGGCCGGAAGCGGCCGCGCAGCTCGCACAGACGCGCGCAAGCACGCAAGCGACCATCGCCGGCATGAACAACCAGCAAGCGCGCCTGCACATGGAGGCGTTCACAAAGGAGATCGAACTTCTCGACGCCGGCGACGTGGACGGCGCCAAGCGCATGGCGGCGAGTGTCGGCGACACTATCCCCGACGCGATCGTGCAAAACTCGCAAACGCGGGCGGCGATCAAGACCATCACCGCGACAGCGCAGCAAGCCTATCCGAACCGCCCGAAAGATCAGATGACCTATATCAGCGCGCACATCCACGAACTCGCCGCGCGCGCGCAGCAGAACCAGCCGGTCAATCCGCAGACGGCGCCGTATCAAGAGGTCCAGGGCGTGCCGGCGCCGCCGGAATCGAGCGCCAAGGAAGGCGCCGGCGGCGAGAAGGAACGGATCATCTCCAATCTGATGGCGCACGATCCGAAGCTCTCCTATGCCGAAGCGGTCGCGCTCTCCAATCGCGCGCCGCAGGGCGACACGATCGCGCTGCGCAAGGAAACACTGGCGCTCAATGCCGCCAAGGCCGATCCGAATTACAACAACAATGCCGAGGCGACGCTCGCGACATGGCGGGCAAAATACGGACTACCGCCGATGCCGGGCGCGGCGGGTGCCGCTCCGCCGGCGCGGCCAGGGAGCGTGCCGCAAGGTTCCGCTTATTCGCCGAGCCGCAATATGTGGCGCGACCCGACCGGCAATCTCTACGACGCCAACGGCCAGCCCGTTGCAGCGCAACCGGCCGCGCCGGCAGCTCCCGCTGCACCTGCCGCGCCGCAAGCCTATCCTTCCCCGCCGATCTCCCAATAAATCATGGCAAGTCCCCCAGCTCCCGACGATTGGGTCGTGCCGGAGCAAACAAACGCGGCCGCGGCGCCGGCGGACGATTGGGTCGTGCCGAAAGGCTCGATGCTGGAACGCGCGCACGCGGCGATCGAGGATAGTTCGGTCGGACGCGTGCAGCGCGCGGTGCTCGAGGGCGAGAAGCAAGGCTTCGGCTCCGAGCCGCTCGGCATTGTCGGCGGCTCGCCGACCGATCAGGCATTGACCAGGCTCGGCATCTTTCATGAGCCGGGCAAGGGTTATGTCGGGCCGCAGGGCACGGTGCAGCTCCTCGACGAAGCGATATTGCGCCCAAGTGCCGTAGCGGCCGACGCGTTCTTTCGCGCATTGAGCGCGGCGGGCAGCGGCGTCGCCGCCGGCGCCGGACAAGTGGCGCGCGAATTCGGCCAGAGCGAGCCGCAAGTCCGCAAGCTTACCGGCGACATCCAGACCGGCGAAGAACTCGCCGTGATGTCGCACATACCTGAGGCGGGCCTACTGGAATCGGGCCGCACTGTCGGCGCGCCGGCCTTCGAGAAAGTCCAAGCCTCGCCCGAGCAGATCGAGGATTTTCTCGCGCAGGCGGCGCGAGCACCGAACGCACCGACACCGCCGCCGTCAAAGACGCGGCAGGACATCGACGAATTCCTGCGCCAGCGCGAAGCGCGCGAGCAAGGGCAAGCCGCGCCGGCCGGCACGCCGCAACTGCCGCCGCCGGACGATTGGACGGTGCCGGCGGAGCAGGCCGCACCGGCGCCGCAACCGGCCGCGCCTTCAGGCGGTGCGCTCGACACGTTGTTCCCCTCACTCGATGAACCAGGCCGCGCGTCACCGCCGCCGGCGCAAGAGGTTGCCGATGATCGTCAAAACGGGGTCGGGCTACCAGGTGAAGTCGGAGCACGGCAAGAACCTGTCCAAAGCCAATCTGTCGAAGGGCCAAGCGGAGCGCCGGCTGGAGCAGGTGGAATACTTCAAGCACGCGCACAAGAAGGGGCACCAGCGCCCGCAAACCAGACTTCAACATCAGCGGTAGGACCGCACACGCTGAAAGCGCTGCTCGACGATCCGCGCTCCGCCGACGAGATCAGCGCGATCGCCGCGGCCGAGCATGGTGTCAGCGATGCGGTCGAAGCGCACGCGATCGCCGATGCGTCGTCACCAACCAATCAAATGGTTGTTGACAACCAAACGGGGGTTAACCCCCAACCTGCCGTCGAGGACTGGCAAGCGGGCGTCGAAGCTGCAGCGCCGGCCGGCACCCGCGATGATCCAGTCGCGCTGTACGCGCCTACCGACGTGCACGCCGGCGCCGAGATCACCGCAACGCCGACACAAGGCCAGGCCGAAGCCGGCAATTACCGCAAGCGCCATGTCGAATGGCAGGGGCTGGATCTCACCGTCGAGACCGAAGCGGGCGCCGCGCGCACCGGCACCGGGCCCGGGGGCGTGCCTTGGTCGGTCACGCTGCAGAACCCCTACGGTTACATCAAGGGCACAAAAGGCCGCGACGGCGAGCAAATCGACGCCTATCTCGGCCCCGAACCGGCCTCCCCGCATGTCTTTGTCGTCGATCAGATCAATCCGGATAGCGGCCGATTCGACGAGCACAAGGCGCTGATCGGCTTCGCGGACGAGCAAAGCGCCATTGCCGGCTATGTAGCGGGCTTTTCGGACGGCAGCGGCCAAGGCCGCCTGGGCGCCATTACGGCGCTCACCGTTGAGGGCTTTAAGGACTGGCTGTCGAAGGGCGTCCGGCGCAACCCCACCGCATACAGCGACCCTGTACGCGCGATAGAGGGCGCGGCAAACGAAGCCGGGATGAACCTCACGGACGCCGAGGCGGAAGCCGCGGCTCACGCGAAAAAGGTCAGCAATGCTGACCCAACCGAAGCATTACTCACCGTCGTCGATCATCAAGGGCTTGCGGCGGTCGACGGTGCGATAGAGACTGCCAAGACGGAAGGACTCACTGATGCCTGGACTGCTCACGGCGCGACAGAGAGTGAGGCTGGCGCAGGAATTGCGCCGGCGGGCGAACGGCCAGCCGAACCTGAAAGCGCGGGAGCGGAAGGAATTTCGCCGGCGAGCGTCGAACCTCATGGCGGCGAACAAGCTGGAAGCGCAGGCGAGCCGAGCGTAGCATCAAAGCCGGCCGCGCCCGTACCCGAGCCGGAAGCCGCGCCCGTCACGCGTGACGAAGCGCCGGCGGAGCCGAAAATCGTCGAGGCTGTCACCGTCGCCTATCTCAAAGACGTGACGAAGCGCGTGCCGTCTATGGGTGCTGGCGACAGGACGCGCGCCCGCGAGTTCATCGACACGATGTTGTCCAACATGGACAGCAACGGCAAGAAGCTCGCCGAGCATTGCGTCGAGACCGGCGGCAAGTTCTCGCTGCGCGGCTAAAGCGGTTCGTCAAATATCTGGCGGAGCCCGCAATCGCACACATACTCGCAGCTATAGACGCGCGCGCCACTCGGCCGCTCGCTTGGCGACGCCATCACGAGCTTCATCGGACCTTCGCACGCCGGACAGTAATGCGCCCAATCGGCCGCAAGCACGCGGCGGGTTTGTTGTACGGCCATGATCGTCTCCTTCTATGGGAGACGCCTTCCTGTCATCGCCGCCTGGATAGCGGGAGTGCCAGCCGAAAACTGTTCAAAACGACTCACTTTTAAGTAGCCGGCAACACCGGCCAACCTCCCTCAAAAAAGGAGCAGACAATGGATCGACGGAGCAATCCGGCGAAGGCGCAGAGCGTTGCGCCGGCGCCGGATGAACTCGGCCGCCGCATGTTCATGCGCGGCATTGCGTTGCACGGCGCGCTCGACGAGCTGGAATGGCGGAGGCTGTTGCTCCACGCCGCGACCGCGCTCGGCATGTCGCCGGTCGGGGTGGCCGCAGCCTGGCGCTACCCGCTCAAAGACGGCTCGGGCGGCAACGGCACGACGATGGTGCAGCCGATCACCGAGAGCTTCCTCGCGCTCGACACCTGGCCGGATTTAGGCGGCGCCTATCTGTTCGTGTGCTCCTGCAAGCCGTTCCCCCCCAACGTCCTCACCAAAACCATCGAAACCTTTGGCCTGCAGGTCGGCGAGGCTATCGGCGCGCCTGATTGTCTGAGGTTGTGCTGATATGACCAATTATCGAAGCAAAACCTGCTGCGTCGTCGATAACGGCCTGTTTCTCGAAGTGGCGATCACGCTCGCCAAGGACTTCGGCAAGGTCCTCTATTACATGCCGTGGCAGTCCGGCTATCCGACGTCGAACGTGCTGCTCGTAGGCCACGGTATTCCCGGCGTCACGCGCATCGACAGCTTTTGGCCGCTGCTCGACGAGATTGACCTGTTCGTGTTCCCCGACGTGTACGAGGGTCCGCTGCAGGAGCATCTTGCGAGCCTCGGCAAGCGGGTGTGGGGCAGCCGCAACGGCGACCAGCTTGAGCTATTCCGCGCCGACAGCAAGAAACACATGAAGTCGCTTGGCATCGACATTGGGCCGTGGAAACTCATCAAGGGCATCGACAAGCTGCGCGAACACCTTGAAAAGCACGACGATCAATGGGTGAAGATTTCGCGCACGCGCGGCGACTTCGAGACCTTCCACGCGGAAAACTACGACCTGGTGAAGCCCAAGATCGACGAGCTGGAGCACCAGCTCGGCGCCAAGGGCGAGATCATGGAATTCATCGTCGAGGAAGGCATCCCCGACGCGGTGGAGATCGCCTACGACGGCTTCACCATCGACGGCAAGTTTGCCAAGAACGCGACGTTCGGCATCGAGGTCAAAGACAAGGGCCTGGTGACGAAGACCACCAAATACGACGCCCTGCCCGAGCAACTGCGCACGGTCAACGACAAGCTCAAAGGCACGCTGGCCGAATTCCGCTATCGCAACTTCCTCGCGGTCGAAATGCGGATCACCAAAGACGGCACGCCTTACGTGATTGATCCGTGCTGTCGCGCCGGCTCGCCGCCGTCCGAATTGCTGCTCGAACTGATCTGTAATTGGGCGGACATCATGTGGGAAGGCGCCGAGGGCACCGTGGTCGAGCCGGTGTTTCAGGCGAAGTGGGGCGCCGAGCTGCTGCTCATCTCCGATTGGGGCGACACCCACTGGCAACCGCTGCAATTCCCGAAGTCGATCCGCGAGCAAGTCAAGCTGCGCTACGCCGCTGTCATCGACGGCACCTATTACGTCGTGCCGCAGGCCTCCGCGCATCCCGAGATCGGCGCCGTTGTCGCCACCGGCGACACGATGGACGCCGCGATCAAGGAAGTCTGCGCGATCGCCGAGAAGGTGAAGGGCTTTTACGTCGAGGTCGTGCCCGAGTGCCTCGATGAAGCGCAGGAGCAATTCGACAAGCTGCGCGAGTTCGGGATTAAGGTTTAGATCGGGAAGATGGGCGTCCCGTCTCTCAGTAGCACATGCGGCATGCGCATCGCTTTGAGCATGTTGTTTTCTAAAACCTGCAGCTCGTCCTCGGTCATTCCATTTTCGTCGCGGCGCGGCAGGCCGGCCTCGGCGCGCTCACTATCGGTGATGATTTGCACACCGTTGTCGAGAAACAGGTCCGATAGTTCAACCGCACACTCGCGGTACAAATTGCGTTCCGAGTGATCGCAAACATACCGCCCGACGATGTGCAGGACGGAGCCGAGCAGCTGCTGCGCCCGCCCGTAGCGCCGATTGATCGTGATTTTCGGGCTGCCCGGCTTGGGCGCCGGCGGCAACGGCATCCAGTGTGTCGGCTCGATTCGGGTGTTCCAATTTCCTTCGCTGTCCCGATAGCCGCCATCCTTAGCTCGATACGCTAGGCCAATCGCGCGCTTACCATCGCGCGGCCAGTAATAGATAAACATCTCGTCTTGAGGCGCCGTTTCGATCGGTTGCCAGCGAGCCATCAACAACCTCCATGATCCGCTGTCCCAACTTCCGCTCCGATAAGGCGCGGGATGACTTCAATGCTGTGCTGGCGCGGCTCGGCGGCGTAGCCATGTCCGCCGACGACATCTCGCCGCGGCAACCCTATCTCGCGCGCCTCAACGAAAAGCAAACGCAGGCTTATCACGTCGCGCACTATTTATGGAACGCGCACAAGACGCCGGCGGAGATCGGGGCTTTCCTCGATGCACTCGACCAGGTGAGGGATGCGCTGGAGGCAGAGCCGGCGCCGACACCCGCAAAAACGCTGGCACCAGCGCAAAAAGCGGAGAACGAAACGGGACGGCCTCCTTCTGTTCCGGGTGACGTAGCGTCAACCGAAGCCGCCCCGCTGTCGAACCTGCCGGCGATCAATCTGGCGCGGGATCTGCTCGAACGGCTGCGCGCCGGCAAGCCGATCTCGACCAAGATCATGCAGCAGATGGCGGCCGAGATTTATGGCGCCAAGCTGTCCGAGGGGCATTTCGACCGCAAGGACATGCAGGACGCGCTTGAGCTTGCGGTGAACATGCGGATTGCCGAAGACGCCGCATTGCGCACCGATAAGGGCGAGTGGCGCGAGCCGATGGCGAAGCTCGACGAGCTTTTGTCGAAGCTGCCGACACAGCGGGTGCGCTCCGAGGAACAAGAGAGCTTCCAGCAATTCTCGACGCCACCGACCTATAGCGCTGCCGCGGCCTATGCCGCGAACCTGCGCGATGGCGACGTCGTGCTTGAGCCTTCGGCCGGCACCGGCTCGCTGGTCGCGGCGACCTCAAAGCCGGGCGTGAAAATTATCGCCAACGAATTGTCCGAGCGGCGCACCGCGCTGCTGCGCGCGCTGATCGGCGACCGGATTTTTCACGAGAACGCCGAGCAGCTCAACAACACGCTGCCCGACAGCGTGAAGCCTTCCATCGTGGTGATGAACCCGCCGTTTTCGCAGACCGCCGGCCGCATGGGCGACAAGAAGGTGCCGATGACCGGCGCCATCCACGTCGAGCAAGGCTTAAAGCGCCTCGAACCGGGTGGGCGCCTGGTGGCGATCGTCGGCCGCGGCATGACCATGGGGGCGCCGGTCTATCGCGCCTGGTGGTCGAAGATTGGCAAGGAATACACCGTCCGCGCCAATATCGGCGTCGACGGCAAGGTGTTCGAGAAATACGGCACCACTTTCGGCACTCGTTTACTCGTCATAGATAAGGTGAAGCCGACCGGCGAAGCGCCGGTTTTGGCAGACGCGCAGACGGTCGATGACCTGATGCGCGCATTGGAGCCGATCCGAAATGCCCGGACTGCCGCAGAACAACATGGTGCTCAATCGGCTGGCGCTGAATTGGCTGAAGCAAGCCAAGACGCCGGGGGTGCCCCATTATCTGAACCTGCTGCTGCTGGCGGAGTGGGGCCTGGAGAACGGGGCATCGGGGGGCTGGCCGGAGAAGGAGCGACCAGCACTGCGGGATCAGGTGAACCTGATGTTCGGGTGGAAGCCGGCGAACACGCTGGCGTGGCTGCTGTCGAACCCGGAAGCGGGCGACCGAGCGGAGCAACAGGACAATCTCCTGAAGTTGCTGGAGGCCGTGGACAACCCGAAGGACGCGGCGGCGCACGTCCTCAACGCAATCTGGGACCGGCTGGTGGCGACGACGCCGCAGCTACAGCCCGCAGCGAGCGAGTTGAGCTAGAGCACGCCGAGCCTGGTTCGCAGGGCGCAGCGGAAATTTCCGACAGCCTCTACGATCAGTACCGCCCGCAGCGCGTCAAAGTGCCGGGCGCCAAGCCGCATCCGTCAAAGCTCGTCGAATCCGCGGCGATGGCATCCGTGCCGCCGCCGGCGCCGACGTACAAGCCGAGCCTGCCGCGCGCGGTGATCGAGAAGGGCTTGCTCTCCGACGCGCAGATCGAACCCGTCATCTATGCCGGCGAGGCGCACGCCAAGATGTTGCCGGCGGCGGAAGGCGAGCCGGCGAGGCGCAAGGGCTTTTTCATCGGCGACGGCACCGGCGTCGGCAAAGGCCGCGAGGTCGCCGGCATCATCCTCGATAACTGGAACCAGGGGCGCACCAAGGCCGTGTGGGTGTCGGAGAAGCGAAAGCTGCTCACCGACGCCAAGCGCGACTGGAAGGGGCTGCAACAAAACCCCGATCACCTTTTCGACGTGGGCAAGGTCAAGACCGGCGAGCCGATCGACGCCAAGAAGGGCATCGCGTTTGTTACCTACGACACGCTCAAGGGCGGCATGTCGGATCAAGCGGCGCTCTCCCGCGGCGGTTTCGTGCGCAAGCAGTCCGTCTCGGTCAACGGCCAGCCTGGCTTGGTGCAATCGGTCGGCAAAGTCGCGCGCGGCAAACCGGCGCAGATCACCGTCAAGCTCGAAAACGGCACCACCGTCACCGTGCCGGCGAAAGAAGTGAAGGCGGAGGAAAAGGCCGCGGTCAAATCGCGCATCGACCAGCTCGCCGATTGGTTCGGCAAGGACTTCGACGGCGTGATTGCTTTCGATGAAGCCCACAACATGGGCAACGCCACCGACACCAAGGGCGACCGCGGACAGAAAGACGCGGCGATGAAGGCAATCGCCGGCATGGACCTGCAGAAGCGGCTCCCCAACGCCCGCATTGTCTATGTCTCCGCCACCGGCGCCACCGAGGTTTCCAATCTCGCTTATGCCGATCGGCTCGGGCTGTGGGGCAGGGGCACGCCGTTTGCCTCGCGCGCCGCGTTCGTCTCGCAAGTCACCGAAGGCGGCATCGCGGCGATGGAGCTCATCGCCCGCGACATGAAGCAGCTCGGCCTCTACACCGCGCGCAATCTCTCCTATGACGGCGTTGAATACGATCGCGTCGAGCACAAGCTCGATGCCAACCAGCGCGAGATTTACGACACGTTGGCGCAAGCCTGGCAGGTGGTGCTGCGCGACATCAACGCGGCGCTCAAGCTCACCGGCGGCAACTTCGACAGCCGCGCGAAGTCCGCCGCCATGTCGGCGTTTTGGGGCGGCCATCAGCGGTTTTTCAATCAGATCATCACCTCGATGCAGATGCCGTCCGTCGTCAAGGCGGTCGAGCAGGATCTCGCGGCCGGCCGGCAGGTGGTGCTGCAACTCACCAACACCAACGAGGCGTCGCAGGAGCGCGCCGCGGCGAAAGCGCAGACCGCCGAGGACATCGAGGACCTCGACATCACGCCGCGCGACCAGATCATCCAGCTCGTCGAAAACTCGTTCCCGACGCAGGAATATGAAACCTACGTCGACGACGACGGCAAGGAGCGCTCGCGCCCGGTGGTCGATAGCAACGGCAATGCGGTGCAGAACAAGGAAGCCGTCGCCATGCGCGAGCGGCTGATCGACCAGTTGGCTTCGGTGCGCGTGCCGCAGGGACCGCTCGACCTGGTGCTCGATCACTTTGGCGTCGATACGGTCGCCGAAGTCACCGGCCGCGGGCGCCGTTTTGTGCTCAAGCCCGACGAGAAAACCGGGCAGAAGCGCCGCGTCGAGGAAAGCCGGCCGGGCTCGGCCAACCAGGCGGAGACCGACGCCTTCCAGGAGGGCAAGAAGAAAGTCCTGATCTTCTCGGAAGCCGGCGGCACTGGCGCGTCTTACCATGCCGACAATACCGCGGCCTCGAAGGACGCGCGGCGCTCGCACTACCTGGTGCAAGGCGGCTGGCGCGCCGACAAGGCGGTGCAGGGCTTTGGCCGTACCCACCGCAGCAACCAGGCGTCGGCGCCAATCTTCCGGCTGGTGACGACGGACCTGCAGGGGCAGAAGCGGTTTATCTCCTCGATCGCGCGCCGGCTCGGGCAGCTCGGCGCGCTCACCAAGGGCGAACGCAAAGCCGGCGACCAAGGCATCTTCTCGGCCCGCGACAATCTCGAAAGCACCGAGGCGCGCACCGCGCTCACACAGTTTTTCCGGGACATCTACAACAACGCCGTTCCCGGCATCGACATCAACGACTTCGAGGAACAGACCGGCCTGAAGCTGCGCAACAAGGACGAGGAAGGCCGCAGCATGGGGATGCTGGAGGACTTGCCGCCGATCACGCAATTCCTCAACCGGCTATTGTCGCTCAAGTTCGACCTGCAGAACACCACGTTCAACTCGTTCTCGGAACGGCTCGACGCGGTGATCGAGGCGCGGCGCGAGGCCGGCCTGCTCGATGTGGGCCTGGAAACCGTCAAGGCCGACAAGATCGCCAAGGAGACCGAGCAGACCGTGCATACGGTCGAAGGCTCGGGCGCGCAGACAAAATACGTCAAGCTGAAATTGTCAGACAAGTTCAAGGCCACCGACTTCGATACCGTGGCCTCGAACGAATGGCGCAAGGTGACGGCCTGGCTCGAAAGCCCGAACGGCAAAGTGTACGCCGCGGCCGAGGCGCCGAGCCTCACGGACGCCAGCACCGGCCGCATCATCGACAGCTATCGCCTTGTCAGTCCGGTGTCGGATTCGCGCACCATCAACAAGGAGAACGTCGAGAAGCCCGATACCAAGTGGAAGAAGATCGAAAAGAGCGAAGCCTCCGCGCTGTGGCGCAAGGAGATCGCCGCCGCGCCTGAGTATGTCACGCGTGACATGCACCTGATTACCGGTGCGATCCTGCCGATCTGGGATCGGCTCAAAGGCAACCCCCGCGTGGTACGGCTTGCGACCGAGGCCGGCGAGCGGCTGATCGGGCGCGTTGTGCCAAACGACGCGATCGCCGCCACGCTTAAAGCTCTCGGCGCCGAAGCAAAGGCACAGAGCTACACGGCCGCGGACGTGTTCCTGAAGGTGCGCGCCGGCGGCCGCGCTACGCTGGCAAACGGCTGGACCTTGAGCCGGCGCCTGGTCGCCGGCGAGCACCGCATCGAATTGACCGGCCCGAGCGCATTTTCCGAAGCGCAGGAGGTCAAGAAAGACGGCGTGTTCACCGAGCGCATCGACTATAAGACGCGGTTTTTCGTGCCGACCGACGCCGAAGCAGGCTCTCGCGTCATCGAGCGCCTCACCCAATACCGGCCGGTGACGGACCTGGTGGAGCGCGGCGCCGCACCCCACGACATGGCCGCCGGCGACGAGCCGATGTTCTCGGTGAAGGGCGACGATCGTGTTAAGGGCGAAAGCGACGCACTCGCGGAAGCGGTCGCGCGGCGTCTTTTGCCGGCGTTGCGCGCCGAGCTTGACCGGATGGGCCTCTCGGACATTCCGCTCAATCTGCCCGGCACGCTGACGGCGCGCATCGGCGCCAAAAAGTACGAACTCAACGGCTATTACTTCCGCCAAGCGATCACGATTGCGCTCAATGCCGAAGACATCGGGCGAACCTTGCACCATGAGGCGCTGCACGCGCTTCACGATCTCGGGGTGTTCAAAGACACCGAATGGCAAATCCTGACGCGGCAATCCGACCGCGCCTGGCGCAAGCAATTCCGCATCGAGGAGGGTTACGCGCATCTGGCTGATGAGCTGCGCACCGAGGAAGGTATCGCCCACGCCTACGCCGCCTGGGCAAAAGGCGAGATGAAAGTGGACGGTCGGATCGCCCGGCTGTTCAAGCGCATCCGCGACTTCTTCGAAGCGTTGCGCAACGCGCTGCGCGGGCTTGGCTTCAAAAGCGCCGAGGACGTGTTCCGCAACATCAAAGAAGGCGAGATCGGGAACCGAGCACGCGCCGGCGCCGGCGACGAGCCGATGTTCGAGATGCGCCGGGACAATGCGCCGGCGGAAGCTCGCGCCACGCCGAACCTCAACCGCCGCATCCGCGACCGCATCGAAGCGGCGCTCGACAGCAAGTTCGGCCGCAAATTCATCGAGGGGACGCAAGACCTCTCGCACCCGGTCAAGCTCTTGCAGGACGAGCTTGAAATGCGCCGGGAAGGCGCCTTCGAGGACCCGGAGGACTTCTACACCCGCAAGCGCCTTTATCCCGGCCGCGTCGGCGCCTGGACCGACACCTTCAACAAGAAGCATCTCGATCCGATCGTGCGGCTGTTGAAGGCCAACAATATTCCGCTAGCCGACGCCGGCGACTTCCTCTACGCGCTGCACGCCGCCGAGCGCAACGAGGCCATGGACAGGATCAATCCCGGCCTTGGCGGCGAAGGCTCGGGCATGTCGAACGAGGAAGCCGCCAAGATCATCGCCGAAGTCAAGCGCGGCGAGCACGCCGCCGCCTTCGACGAGCTGCGCGAGAAAGTCGGCAAAATCCGCGACCTGATCCTCAACGTGATGGAGAAGTCCGGGCTAGAAAAGCCCGAGGTCATCGCCGAATGGAAGAAACGCTACGAGGACTATGTTCCGCTGCGCGGGTGGGAAGTGGAGCCGGACGATGCGCCGCCGGAATTTCGCGGACCTGGCGCTGGCTTCAATGTCCGCGGCAAAGAGGTCAAGCAGGCGCTTGGCCGCCGCTCGAAGGCCGACAACCCGATCGTCAACCTGTTTGACCAGGCGTATCGCACCTTCGATCGCGCCGAGCGGAACCGTTACCTGCAATCGCTCTACCGCGCGATTGATGATCTCGGCGACGAGGCGTCCGACGTCGCCACGCTCGATCGCGGCAAGCCGCAGCGCACCATAGACAAGCGCACCGGCCTGGTCAAAACCGTGGAGAATTCCGGCCAGTATATGAACCCGAAGGCGGTCTATCTTAAATTCGACGGCAATCCGCACTTCATGGTGTTTGCCGATCAGGAGCTTGCCGAAGCGGTCAAGCGCATGAGCGCGGACAGCGTAGGCATCTTTCACGCCTATCTGAAGCTGCAGAACAAGATGAAGGCGCTATGGACGCATTACAGCCCCGACTTCTTGTTCCGGCATTTCATGTTCCGCTACCCGATCGAGGGCGCGCTCAACTCGTTCGAGCAAAAGGAGGGCGGCGAGCATAAGGTCAATCAGTATATCCGCGACGCCTTCCCGTTCGTCGGCAGGGCCAGCAAAGCTATCTTTGCTTCCAACAAGGGGATCGTTCACGACGATCCAGCAATCCGGGAAATGCAGGAGGTATGGGATAAAGTCCGGCGCGGCGGCGGGGCGATGATGTTTCGCAACATGCGCGACATCGACCTCACCCGCGAGCACCTGCAGACCGCGCTCAAGGACTTGTCCGATCGGCCGCTCGCCAACGCGCGCGCCAAGTGGCGGCACGGCATCGAGGCGTTGGATACAATCACCAATGCGCTCGACAACTCGCTCCGGCTAGCTGCGGCATATTCTGCGATCAAGCAAGGCAAGACCGTGCAGCAGGCGGCGCTGATCGCGCGCGAGGCCACGGTTGATTTCCAGCTCAAGGGCCGCTGGAACAACCTCATGGGCATCTTCTTTCCGTTCTCCAACGTCGCCATCCAGACCACCGCGCGGATGACCAAGGCGGTTTATCGCTCGCGCATCATGCGGCGCGTGTTCGGCTCGACGCTGCTCGCGGGCTTCCTCGTGTCGGCGTTCAATTATCTCGTCGCCGGCGACGACAAGGACAGCATCCCGTTCTTCGACAAAATCCCGGAGTGGGACCGGCGGCTCAACTTCATCATCCTCAACCCGTTCGATACCGACGACAAAGGCCCGCAGCCGATCAAGATACCGATGCCGTACAATTGGGCGTTCCCGCTCGTGCTCGGCTACGCCTTCGGCGGCATGATGTTCGGCAAGGAAGGACCAAAAAAACTGATGACCATGCTGGCACGCTCGGCAATGGAGACCTTCACCCCGCTCGGCTCGGAACAGAACCTCGCCGGCATAGCGACGCCGGAAGCCTTCCGGCCGCTCGTTCACATCTACACCAACGAGGATTGGGCCGGGCGCCCGATCCACGTCGACCCCGATTTCCAGAAACGCCCGAACGCCTATTCGCCGAGGAAAACCACCGGCGCCGGCTGGTCGGCGATCGCCAAGGGCGTCAATACCGCGACCGGCGGCTCACCAGGCAAGTCCGGCGTGCTCGACCTCTACCCCGAAGATTACCGGGAAATGATCGACCAGTTCGCCGGCACGCAAATCCGGCTCGGACAGAACATTTGGGACACCGGCGAATCGGTAGCCGAAGGCAAATGGCCGCAAGCGACGAAAATCCCGCTCGAACGCGTCATCCGCGGCACCGACTATGACGCCGCCGATCGCGCGCGCGGCGATGAAGCACGCGATCGACAAAAGCATCCGTGGAAGCACTGATTATTGCGGCGTGATCTTGAACGTGCCGGACTGATCGCCGTTGATGGCGGTGTCTGACACAACGCCGATCAGCCCGCCGCCGACTTGTGCCATCACCTGCTCACCGCGCGGCGCGACGACGAACGCATAATTCTTACCCGGCTCGGCATTGAATTTGACGCTGTAGCGCCCCGGCCCGCACCAGCATGTCACAGTCACGATCATCGGCCCCGGCCGTACAGTGCCGCTGTAGGATTGCCCGAGCGCGAGATCCGCAAACTTGGCGCCGTTCACGTCCACGCTCGCCGGCGCCGCGACCGCCACCAGGTCGCGCGAGCGGGTGATCGTCACTGTTGCTTGTCCCGGCGCGGCAGAAACCGCAGGCGGCGCAGGCGCTTCCGTCATGCAGCCGCATAGCGCCAGCAGCGCGATGAAGACCACAAATCGGCAAATCGCGGCCATGACGCAAAAGCCTAAGTCGGGAGACCCGCTCACGCAAACGCATCGTCAACCACTATCCAGTTAGACTGTATCCTTCCCAAGACCGCTCCCCACATGGAGCGCTGTCACTTGCCGCTCCGGCTTCGCGCCGGGGCGGCTTTTTTGCGTTTTATGCTTATCCGGTTTAGACACACAGCCCTAGAGCTTGTGGTCATTGCCGATGCTCCGCTTTTGCGATGGCGTCGCAAAATTCGTCGTAGAGCTTTATGTCTTCATCGCTGTCAGCGAAGTCTGCGATAATCGACTGCGTAGCCTTCATGGCCCTTAGCATCATCGGGGCGGCTGCAATCAGGTGCGCGTTAGCCAGATGCGTCTTTTTCAGTCGATCCGAGTCGTCAAAGCCCGACCATTTCACGACGGCGTTGCCATGATCGTCTTGAACCTCGATGATTTTTTTGCCCGGAAACTGCGGACGCAGCAGCGCGTGATAGACTTTCCACGGCCCCGACGTGTGCTTGCCCTTCGCGCTCATTTGAAGCCTCTCAACATCTTGTATCTCTCAGCGTTTGTGTGTGGCAACCGGATAAGCATGTTTGCGTTTTAATCAACGCCGTGCTTCGGACAACCGTGCACCCACTCGCCGGCGATCTTATTCGACTTCCAACCTTCGCGCTTTGCTGCGGGCCAAACCTCATTCCATTCGTCGCTGTCGCCGACGAATATCTCATCGCAGCTATCGCACTCGATGACGATCTTGCCGTGCTGGTGGTCGATCATGCGGCCTCCCTGCCTTCCATCAACATCGGGGAAGCGCGGAGCTGCTTGTCACGCGTGACTTCGATCAGGCCAGGCGATCGCAATCGACCGAGATAAGTGCTGTAGGTTCCCGACGTATGAACGAGACCGACATCGGCCGCCAACTGCTCGCGCGTTGTCCATTGCGGGTAAATCTCGGCGAGCCGCCGCAACATCGGCCCGACGCCGGAGATTTTAGACACCCAAAACTCGACGAGCGCGCGACCAGGCGGCGGCATCGTCGGCACGCTGTCGCCGAGATCGGCTAGACCCTTCTCGGTGACAAACCAAAGGTCGCCGCGCCGCTCGATACGGCCAGCGTCGGACAGCCTGCCGCGATAGGTCGACCAGGTGCCGGAGTTCTTAAAACCAGCGGCAACGCGCCATTGGCCTTCCGTCATGCCTGCCGGGTAGACGCTCGCCAGCGCCGCAAGCGGCTTGCGCTCGGCGCCGAGCGGTCGATCGCCGTCGTCGGAAGGGGTGGCGCTCTTGGCGCCGGATGGCACTCGGGGCGGGACGCTTGGCGCGGCGCGGGGCACCATTGTCGGCGCCGGCGCCGCTGGCGTGAACGTCACCGGCTCCGCCTTCGCGTCCCGGATATTCACAGCCTCCAACTCGCCGTCGATCTGCTCCATGAACTTGCGCGCATAGCCGCGCAAGGTGCCGAGGACGCTTTTGAGGTTTTTGCGCAGTTCGCGTTCCATGACACCCTTGAGCTTCTTTTCGGCCTGCTCAAACCCACGCTTCTCGGCGGCGGCGATCGCGTCCTTGTCGGGCGGCGCCTTGGCTGTTGACTTATAAGTCAACTTCGCGATTTCCCGGTCCCTTTCAGCCACTTGCGCCCGCAGCGCCCGCGGATCGTTGGCTTTTGCCTCCGCCTCGACCGTCGCCAGGCGCTCCTTCAAGTCCCCGAGATTGATCGGTTTGAGCGCCTTGGCTTTCTTCGCCCGCTCGCCTCGCTTCGGCGCCCGCGAGCTGTCGAATGTCGCCTTGCGCGGGAACTGCACAGTCTCGAGCACGCCATGTGTCGGGAGCCACACGACGCCTTCGCCCACCTGCATCGCCGGCAGCGAATCCTTGATCGCCTTGCCCTGCGCCTTGTCGGCCTGGCCTTCGATCCACGCATCGAGCGCATCGCGGTCCTGTGACGACGTGAGCTTGAACGCGATTAGGCCGTCCATTTGCGAGAGCACGTTTTTGTTGACGACGGCGGGGCGCTGCGAGATCAGCCACGGCACAAATCCCTTGACGCGGCCGCGGCGCACGATGTTCTCCATGAGGCCGAGCAAGGTCTCGTCGCCGCCATGCGGCTTTTGCGGTGCGAACAGGTCGGCCTCGTCAACGACCAGGTGGAACGGTTCACCGCCGGCCTTGCGGTAGATGGTTTCGAGGAACGCCGTCATGAAGCGCCGTTCCGACGATTTGCTGCCAAGCTCGCACAAGTCGACGATGCAGCTCTCCGCCATCGTCGCGGCTGTCTCGCCGATCAGCGCGCCGGCATACTCGTCGAGCGGGAGATCGCCGCGCGATCCGCCGAAGATCGCGACATTGTAGGGCGACGGATGCTTGCCGTCCGCGGTGAGCCGCAATCCCCACCAGACTGAAAGTGGGTCAATGATGACCACTTTGGCCTTTTGTTGGAGCAGCCGTTCCACCGCAGCACCTGCATTGTAGGTTTTTCCACTTCCCGAGGTTCCTAGAAAACCCAAGCGATCATCGAGAGCGGAGTTAGGTATTGGATATGCAGTCATTGGGCCCTGACCGCTCAACAACGCAATCGCTTGCTCTAAATCCGTCATCTTTCGCCTCTATGCCGCCGCTGTTCCGGGCGCTGGAACGCGTTGAACACTTTTCCGCCGGCGCCCGGCCCACTGGCGCTTCCGCACCTTCGGGTTCTTGTTGATCTTGATGCAGTGGTAGCGCGCCTGGCGGCGCAGCTCGGGCCGGCTCATCACATCGGCCATCACCGCGGACTGGATGGCGCGGTATGCCGGCGATTGCCGGACGCGCTTCTGCCCGCGGATGCACTTATTTTTCAACGCCTCGTCGTCGCGCATGCGGCCATTGAGGCGCTTCATGCGGCCCGATCGAGCGGCGCGTTCCGTCTCGGTGACTGTCGCCGCGCGCCGGCCGGCATATTGGCCCGCACGCCACCGCTTGCGCATCGTGACGCCGAAAGCGGTGCGGCGCTCCGGTGTCCAAGGCCTGCCGCTCAT